TGGGTGCTGCGGTATGGTACTTGGACCCCCAGCAAAAACGGTGTTTTGAAAAAAGCCGATTTCGACAGCAATGGCAACTGCACCAATAAGTTTGAACTGTTTCACCCCATGCTGCAATACGGCAACGCACCGACCGCCTGGAATGCCAGCTCTGGCGACTACCTGACGCAGGAAAGCGCTAAAAGCCTCATCTCCCAATCGGCGGATGAGATCAAAACCGAAGTCACCAAGTCAGTGACTGAAACGGTAACGGCCAACGTGAAGGACACCGCTACCAGCGCTGCCAATGATGCCGTTGACAGCAAATTGCAGGATTACGCCACCACCGAAACGGTGGAAAGCCTGAAAAAGGATGTCTCCAGCATCAGCCAAAAGGCGAATAGCATCAGCACAAAAGTCAGCAGTCTGGAAGAAACGACAACAACTATTTCCAACGACCTGGACAGCACAAAGCGGGAATTCAAGACCGTTAAAGAATCCGTTTCCGCGATTGACCAGAAAGCTGACAGCATTACCCAAACGGTAACGCAGCGGATCACCGGCGGCAACAATATTATTGTGGGCACCGACGACTGGAACAATGCGACCCTGGATGCAGGCGGCAATGACCTGAGCAAAAAAGGAACATACACGATCAGCGGTGAATCTGTTCGCGTGACCAATAAAGCGCGGAACACCCGCTTCCACTTTGGTGCGGACAAAACGCTGGTGATTGCCAAGGGCATGACCTATTGTGCATCGGTACTGTACAAGCTCAACTCCGGCACGGACAGCCTGTTTTTGCAGTTTGAAACCAAGAGCAGCAGCGGCACAAAAAGTTATTACGGCTCCGCGTTCAAGCAGGCCCAGCAGGACATTGAGCTGGACAACGGCTGGAAGCTACGCTGGGCGGCCTTCACGGCGACCGCGGACGGCTATGCAGACGGTCTGTTTGTAAGCACAGCCAACGACCGCGCCACCGTTACCAACGATCTGACCATCATGCACCCCATGGTGCAGATGGGCAACGCCCCCACTGCCTGGACGGCCAGCACCGGCGACTATCTGACCGCCAACGAAACCAAAACCGAGATCAAGCAGACGGTGGGCGAAATTAAGCTGACGGCCAGCACAAGCGGAACCAGCAGCACCATCAAGCTGACGGCAGGCGGAACAGAGATCACCAGCGCACAGATCAACCTATCCGGCGTGGTGACATTTTCGGATTTGAGCACATGGAACCAGGACAAGACCATCATCAACGGCGGCAACATCACGACCGGGCAGCTGCATAACCTGAGCTACACCACCGTGTACGACCTGGACAACGCTTGGATACGTATGGGCACCGAGGCCGGTGAGCGTGTATTTTTGGACAACCGGCACATCGCATGGTATGCCACCATCAACACCGGCAGCATCGGCCTGACCGGCGTGCTGTACTCAGAGGCTGGCAGCTCCTACATTGGGGCGTGCAGCAAGTACGCCAAGTACGGCTGGGTGAATGGACTGGACCCCACGTCTTACGTTGGGATGCAGATCACCTACAACCGCAGCGATGACAGCGATGCCGATTTTAATACAGCGCGGGTGGGTGTTTCCGGCAAGCTCAACGTGCACAATCTGGACGTTTGGGGCGAGAAATCCCGCGTGGTGCCTACCAGCTTCGGCGCGCTGAAAATGGCCGCATTTGAGACGCCGCTGCCAACCTTTGCGGACTGGGGCAAGGGCCAGTGCGGCCCCGAAGGCTGGTGCCTGATTGCCCTTGACCCGCACTATGCGGAGACCATCGCTCAGTACGGGCAGCCCGCCTGGCTGCTGACGGATTGCGATGGAACCGGCCACCTGTGGGCCGAAAACTGCGGCCAGTATGCCATTATACACGGCGCACCGAGGCAGCAATTTGCATGGCTCTGCATGGCCGCCCAGCGCGGCTATGAGGGCAGCTATGCCGACCGCAGTGACAGCAGCTACCCCGCGGGCGAACCGGCAGGCATTGATCTGGCCGCCAGCACCGCCGCCCGCGCCCAGGACGAAAGCACCACCGCCGCAGATGACCTGTTGGCTATGGACACCGGCGCGAACGAAACCGCAGACATTCTATTGGATGAATCGGAGGAATTAGCATGAAGAAATTATCCGGCGTGGCAATCGTAACGACCGCTGAGGGCGAACGCGTGAGCTACACATACACCGAATTGGACAGTGATGGCAACATCACCAGCCAGAACAACCGGGGGTCTTTTGTGGCCCTTGACGAAGAGGTTCTGGCGGCCATTGCCACGCTGAAAAATGCCGTGAACGCGCGGCTTTAAGGAGGAAACACCATGACCGATACCAAACGCATCAAAGAGTGTAGGCGCAAGATTATTGCCGCGATCAACGAAGCGAAAATCCCCTTTGCGGTATCTGAGCTGGTTCTGGAAAACGTGCTTGCCGCCGTGCGGGAGAACATGGCCGCCGAAGAAGCAGCGGCGGCAAACATCGAAACTCCGAAAACAGAGGAAGAAAAGCTGCCGAACTAGGAGAAAAACGAATGAAACAGGGAACGCAATTTGTGCTGCCCGTGGAAATCGGGATGGATCTGGATGATGTGAGCCGGATCGAATTTGTGTTCAAACAGAAGAGCTGCAAAGGCTTCCCGGCCATTAAATCCAACGTCTGGCCGGATGACTGCACCCGGCAAGCGGGGCAGAACATCATCCTTATCCCCTGGACGCGGGAAGAAACGTACAAATTCCTGGGCGGCGAGACGCTGTACATGGACACCCGCATCACGTTGCGGGACAGCACTGACCAGCCGCAGACAGAGATTCTGGCGCTCAAAATGAGCCCGACCTTATTCCAGGAGGTTGATGGTGCATGATCCAGGTGCGAGTGGCCCAACAGAGCGCCGTATCAGTGCGCATTACAGGCACCGCAGTGGTTAGCGCGCCGGAGTATGCAGGGCCATATGACATCACGCCGTTGCTCTCGGCGCAGACCCTGCCCACCGCAAAGCGGCTATTGCAGCAGAACATAACAATCAAAAAGATACCTCAGTACGAGGTAACCAACGATTCCAACGGTTACACACTGATTATAGGAGAGGAGTACTACAATGCCCAATAAATACGTAAACAAGGTTGTTATCGGCAAGGAAACGAAGCTTGACCTGACTGCCGATACCATTACCCCGGACAAGCTCGCAAAAGGTATCACAGCGCACGACAAGTCCGGCGCCCCTATTACCGGTACCAGCACGAAAGACGCGGATACCAGCGATGCTACCGCAGCTGTGGCGGAGGTTTTGAACGGGAAAACATTCTACGCGCGTGGCGCTAAAATGACCGGCACAATGCCCAACAACGGCGAAGTCAACGGTGAAATCAGCACCGTTTCTGGTAAGTACACCATTCCCATGGGCTTTCATGATGGCGCGGGCGGAGTGACTATCGCAGCGACCGAACAGGCCAAGCTGGTGCCCACAAATATCCGCGAGGGCGTTACGGTCCTGGGCGTGAAAGGCTCTATGAGTGGCAGCGAAGGCATGAAGCCGCAGGCCAAGAGCGTTACGCCGACCTTTGAGCAGCAGGTTGTGCTGCCCGACAAAGCGTATAACTGCCTGTCCCAAGTTACTGTGCAGGCGATCCCGGCCACATACGTTGATAATGCCGCTGGCGGCCAGACGTTGACGATCGGAGGCTGAGCATGGCCGTAAATAAGGTTGTTATCAACGATGAAGTTGTCCTCGACCTGACCGGTGATACGGTGCAGGCTGCCGACCTACCGAAAGGGGTAATTGCCCACAGTGCCACAGGGGACAAAGTCACCGGAACCACAAACTATGCCGGTTCCAGCAACGCAGGCGGCTCCGCAACGAGCGCCGAAAAACTAAATAACAGACTGACCATCAAACTGAACGGAACCAGTCAGGGCGCATGGGACGGCAGCAGCGCAAAAACCATTGACATAACGGCAGCCAGCGTTGGCGCGACAAACGTTACGCTCAGAAGGTGGTGACAGTTGCATGGGTGTGTATTTAGGCAGCGATGCCGTTGACATGCAGGGCGGCTTTGTGACCGGTGGTGCCAGCGGCGCTGTTTTGCAGAGCAAAACGGTTAGCCCCAGTGAGAGCGCACAGACGATCAAGGCAGACAATGGCTATGACGGTTTGAGCCAGGTTACAGTAAATGCAGTATCGAGAACTTATGTGGGAAGCGGCGTAACGAAAAAGAGTGCTGCGACTTATACGCCAGGAACGAGTGACCAGAACATTGCATCCGGCCAGTATTTAAGTGGTGCTCAAACCATTAAAGGCGACAACAACCTGACTGCTGGCAACATTAAAAGTGGTGTGAGTATTTTTGGAGTTTCTGGTACTTACACGGGCAGCAGCAGTGGTGGAAGCGGAAGTGTGAGTTTACAAAGCAAAACTGTATCGCCAAGTGAAAGAACACAGACTGTAAAACCTGACAGCGGATACGGCGGATTGAGCCAGGTGACTGTAAATGCTATTTCGACTACATATGTGGGCAGTGGTGTGACCAAGAAAGCTGCTGCGACTTATACACCATCGACTAGTAACCAGACGATTGCCGCAAGCCAGTATTTAAGTGGTGCTCAAACCATTAAAGGTGATGCAAACCTTGTGGCCGAAAACATCAAAAGCGGTGTGAGCATTTTTGGCGTGACAGGAACTTATGCCGGCGGCGGGAGTTCCGGCGGCAGTGGCAATAACAATGTGGAGGCTTATGCCATTACGGACACCAACCCCAGCGTTAGTTTTAGGCGTACTGACGGGGCAATCAAGATTTGGGGCTACGGCACCATGACCAGTTCCGGCGGCTGGGGTCAGCAGACTACGAGCCTGATCGCGTTTGCGGGCGACAAGTACTACAAGAGCGCCATGTACGGCGGCCCAAGCAGCACCGGTCTGAGCCTAAGCATCAGCAACGGCAAGCTCTCCGGCCTGCCGAGTGGACTGACGGCGATCAACGCTGTCGTTACGAGAGGTATATGATTATGGCAACTGATACAAAGCTGGACAGCCTGGTGATCAACTACCTGTCGCAAGCCCAGTATGATAATGCTAAGAGTAAAGGAACGCTGAACAGCAACCAGATCTATATGACACCGGCCTCCTCCAGTACCTATACGCTGCCTGCCGCTACCAGCTCAACCCTGGGTGGTGTGAAATTAAGTGATTCGACCAGTTCAACGAGTTCGACCAATGGTGGTGTTGCGGCAACGCCGGCGGCGGTGAAGGCGGCCATCGCGGAAGCAAAACTTGCAGCCTGGCCGGTTGGCAGCATTTACATGAGCGTAAGCAGTACAAGCCCGGCGACTTTGTTTGGCGGTACTTGGGAAAGAATTTCTGAACGCTTTTTGCTTGGCGCTTCTAGCAGTTATCCCGCAGGTGGTACAGGGGGTGAAATCACCCATAAACTTACACAAAGCGAGCTACCGAATTATTCGTTGTCTGTGACGAACGGAAGCAACGTAATACGCTCCAAAACCGGAAACACTGCGGATGCGTATGTTCAGACACAATCAAGCGGCTGGGGTATTCCGAACTGGGAATCCAAAACCGTAACAGTCGCCTCCGGCGGTTCCGGGGAAGCCCACAACAACATGCCGCCCTATCTGGCGGTTAATATGTGGAAGAGAACAAAATAAGGAGAATAAAGATGCGGCTGAAAAATGGAGAAGTATGTTTTAGGTGGCCCCTGGCCCAGCACATTATCACCGCGGGTTGGCTCTACAATGATGGCAGCCTGCACCGGGCACTGGATTTCCGCGCGGCCGTTGGCACCCCCGTGTACGCCGCAGAGGGTGGCACGGTTGCAATCGCGTACCACTGGAACGGCAAGCGCACCCAGGGGGATATCAACAGCTACGGCAACATGGTCAAGCTGCGCCATGCGGATTACCGCGGCGGCCGGCTGGAGACGCTGTACGCCCATTTGAGCAAACTCTGCGTGGCCCAGGGGGAGACGGTATACGAGGGCCAGCTGATCGGCTACAGCGGCGATACTGGCAACTGCTATGGAGCACACCCGCATTTTGAAGTGCGCTGGAAAGGCCAGCGCACCAACCCGCTGAACTGGCTGGATGCTGATTTTGAAACCGCCAGCAGCGCGGTGCGGCTGGGTAGCTACAGCAGCGTAAAACAAAACACGAAGGAAGTGAAGCGTATGTATTATGCAATCGACGTAAGTAAGCACCAGGGAAAGTTTGACTGGCAGGCAGCCTATAACAAGGGCATCCGCCACGCCATGCTGCGCGCCGGGTATGGCCGTTACAGCAGCCAGGTTGACCCCCAGTTTGAGCGCAACGCCGAGGAGTGCACCCGGCTGGGTATCCAGTACGGCGTGTACTGGTACAGCTACGCCAGCACCCCGGCGGAAGCCCGCCAGGAGGCACGCTGCTGCCTGGCCGCGATCAAGGACAAGCACCTGTGCCTGCCAGTGGTCTACGACATCGAATATGAGCCGTGTATCCTGCGCCTGACTACCGCGCAGCGCACGGCACTGGTGGAAGCGTTCCTGGGCGAAATTGAAGCGGCGGGGTATTACGGCATCCTGTATGCCAGCTGCGATTTTATTCGCAATCGGCTGGACTGGAAAGCCTTGTCCAAATATGATGTCTGGGTTGCCCAGTACAGCAGCGCCTGCACCTGCCCCCTGCCGTATGGCATCTGGCAGTATTCCAGCCGCAACGCCCTGGGCATCCCCGGTTACGGCACCAGCCTGGACTGCAACCGCATCTACAAGGACTATGAGCGGATGATGATCCAGGCGGGCCTGCAGGGCCACACCGCACCCCCGCCGGAGGATACCACCCCCAATAAGCTGGACAAGCAGCGGATTACCATTGGCCGTATCTCCAGCGGCGACCGCAGCACCATCCGCGCCTTGTGCGATGGGCTGGGGCTGGTGGCTGCCAGTCTCTACCGCGAAACCTGCGCGGATGGCAACCTGTGGACGCTGGACATTGGCCCGGTATCCAGCGGGGACGCATGGTACATCATGCGCAAGTGCGCAGAGCTGCAGCTGATTGATGCAGGGCTGTATAAGGCCGAGTATGTGGAGGGCTGACCGTGCTGGACTGGATCATCAGATACTGGGTGCAGTGGCTCTTCGGCTTGATCTGCGCCGCACTGCTGGCGGGATATCGCCGCCTGGCCAAGCGCGTGAAAGAGCAGGAAGAAGAGCGCAAAGCCATCAAGGCCGGACTTCTGGCTATCCTGCATGATCGCCTGTACGCCGAGTGCTCCCGCTGCCTTGCGCAGGGCAGCATCGACACGGATGCCATGCGGAATCTGGAATACCTCTACCGCAGCTACCATGCCCTGGGCGGCAACGGCACGGGTACAGAGCTGTACAACCGCGCTAAAGCCCTGCCGATCAGAAACGATTGAACACCTACACAACAAACACATAGGAGGAAATCATCATGGATTTTGCATCTTTTGGCATCGCATCCGTTGCCTGCATCACCGTTATCTGCTACCTTGCCGCAACGGCTGTCAAGCAGACCCCACTGGCAAATAAGTGGCTGCCGTCCATTTGCGGCGCCCTTGGCGGCCTGCTGGGTCTGGCCGCCATGTACATCAACGTGCCAGACTTCCCGGCAGGCGACCCATTGACAGCGCTGGCCGTGGGCATTGTTTCCGGCCTGGCTGCGACCGGCGCGGATCAGGTTATCAAGCAGGCAAGCAAAGACAACTGACCAGCAAGTTACCAGCAAGTTAAATAATCCATAATTAAAGCGGCGGGCTTTTCCTCATTTCAGGGATTGCCCGCCGCTTATTTTTTTTATTTTTGCTGGTCTTTTTGCGCATTGTACCACGTTAAAAACTCACCAAAGAGGCGCTGCTCTGCCTCTTTGCGGGCGGCAATGGCTTTATTTTTGTCGGCGCCGCAATACAGGTGGTACCGCTCCCCCTTAAAATAGATGTATGCGACATATTTTCCGTCTTTTCTGCACGACACACCGCGCACGCCTGTGGTGTTGTTCCGTTGGGCTTTGCTCGATGATATTCGGCTAACGTTGGTGCCGTCAACCTGCCCGAGCTTATCGGCAATGGGTTTGGTGGTCAGGTTGCGGTTTTTTATGCACCCGCAGCTGATCTGCTTGGAGTGGGCGATGGTACGGCTCGGCAGCTCCACGATTTTACCGCAGTTAAGGCAGCGGCAGCGGAAAACCCGGTTGCCGTCTTGCCTCTTCGCAGTCGGCTCGATAACGTACAGATAGCCAAATGTTTGCCCGGATAAATCCTTAAACGGCGGCATGGCTTAGCCCTCAAGGTAGGCACGTAGCGCAGCGCGTACAACTTCGCTGCGGTTGCCGCCGCCCGCAGTGACACGGGCGTCCAGCTTGTCCAGCAGCTCCTGCGGTAGCAGGACGTTGAGGCGGGCATCCTCTACCACCTCGCCAAACGCCGCCTCGTAGGTGTTGCCGTCAAGGTACTTCTCTGCCCACTCGCGGGCGGCGTCCTCGGTGATGGGGGTGATCTCCTCGCCCCAGCCCCAGTTGCCATCCTGTTTGGGGAAACCGTTGCCGTAGTTGTGTATAAAATACTTGCCCGCCTTGGTGCGGTATAAATCTTGTCCGCGATAGTAGATGTCATTGGGCAAGAAATTGTTTTCGTGAACACCGAGCCGCTGGGCGGTTTCGGTGTTGTAGCGGCTGCCGTTGATGATCTTTTTCATGGTGTGGCTCCTTTTTTATATTACATCTGCTTTGCGTCAAAAAGCGACGATACGGATACGATCTCAAAGGGGATTTCTTCGCGCTTGCCGGAGCTGGTCGGTGCGGTTATGGTCAGCGCCTGCAGCGCCTCGTCAATGGCTTGATCATAGTCGCCTGTCACGCGGATGGCGGGGACGAAGGCAAGGACCAGATCGATGTTGCCGTCCTTGGCTTTGTAGTCGGAGCGGATGCCGCCCGGCACAGCGTGGATGAAGTCGGGCAGGGAAACCGTCACGGCTTTGTGGTGCGGTATGCCTTTGGGTTCGTGACCTTCGTAGCTCCAGCCTTCCGGCAAGCGAAAGTTTCTGTAGGTGTCGTTCTGTACGGCGGTGAAATAGGCGTTTTCGGCGGGGGTGTAATTGCCGGTGCGGTGGGATGCCAAAGCGATGGTGATGATAATCTCGGTAGTCATAGTGTTTTCTCCTTTGTTTGTGTGGGGTGTTTCGTATCTCTTATGTTGTACTTATTATAGCACAGATAATATTTAATGTCAATGCGTATTTACAAAAAATATTATTTTATGTCAATAGGAGACTTTGCCGCCACCGCGGTCAAGCAGACCCCGCTGGCCAACAAATGGCTGCCGTCCATCTGCGGCGCCCTTGGCGGCCTGCTGGGCCTGGCCGCCATGTACATCAACGTGCCGGATTTTCCCGCCACTGATCCCCTGACCGCCCTGGCCGTGGGCATTGTTTCCGGCCTGGCTGCGACCGGCGCGGATCAGATCATTAAGCAGGCGAGCAAGTAAGCCAAAAAGGGCCACTAGGCATTGCGCCTAGTGGCCCTTTTACTTTTTAGCGAACGATTGATAGTTCTGCGGCAATCAAGCCGTAATCAAGGACTGTAATCGTTTCGCATATGGATGGCAGGGGTAGAAGGATTCGAACCCTCGGCACGCGGTTTTGGAGACCGCTGCTCTACCAACTGAGCTATGCCCCTATGTAAAAAGCCCACAGTAGCTAACGTGCTGTGGGCTTTGCTATGGAGCTGTTAGGCAGATTCGAACTGCCGACCTCATCCTTACCAAGGATGCGCTCTACCGACTGAGCTATAACAGCATGTGGCGACCCGGATCAGGCTCGAACTGACGACCTCTAGCGTGACAGGCTAGCGTTCTAACCAACTGAACTACCGGGCCAAGCCCTTTCGCGCTTTGCATCAGGCGTTACCTGACCGCTGCAACATGATTGATTATACTGGATTATACCCCAACTGTCAAGCACTTTTTTGATTTTTTTGCCATTTTTCTTGTGTTTCGCGCATCAGCGTCAATAAAGTTTTGGGCGGGTGCTCTTGTGCTTTCCTCTGCTGACCACGGCCATGCCGCAGCGTTAATTTGCAGTTGCTCTTTCCCGACTACAACATTTTTTGTTACAACGTTTTGGAAAAAAGAAGGTCACAAGAGCTCTTTCGTTATTTTCAAAATCGTTTGGCTCCATCTTCTCTGCCCCAAAAATGCTGCTGCTTTCCATGGGCAACCTGCTGCAAAAGCGATGGTCCCATCCCACAGTTCATGGCCGGGTGCCATTACGATAATTTTCTCCAACTTATTCTCCTTGAAACCCTTCGGATTTTAACGAATCGAACCGCAAACAAAAAGCACAGCAGTTTTTCGATACATCTGTATCACAACTGCTGTGCTTTTGGCAGGGGTAGAAGGATTCGAACCCTCGGCACGCGGTTTTGGAGACCGCTGCTCTACCAACTGAGCTATGCCCCTATGTAAAAAG